TTGACATTGTTTGGTGGAATACAGAAACACGAACAGTTCTAAGTGAACCTCCCCCAGGATGGACTTCCTTTTTCGGTGTAAACCCTGCTGGAGAGCATGCATTTGAACTAGCAGCTTATATACTTACAGCTGCAAATTCCAAACTTCCAGCATATCAAGTATTTAAACCCCGACTAGGCGAACTACCTACATCCGAGGTTTAATGCTATCTAGTAGGAGGGGTATTTCTCAAATATACCATGAAAAATTTAATAGAATGTATATGGAATGAATTACACACTCTTGGATTTATTGGATCTATACGAACATTGTCAGAATTAATTGCATGGATACGCCGCATTGAATTAACGTATATCCCACGCTGTTTAGAACAAGACCCTGCAAATTCTGAGTTATATAGTTGTAATTCTACATACTATAGTGATAGTACACCAATCTTATCCGGATCTTTCGGTATATTATATATTTTATACAGAAAAAATGAACTAGAAGAAGGATACTGTTTTTTAAAGGCGTCTCCTACCCATCCAACTGGATTACTCAAGGAGGGGATTTTACAGTCGATTGCCCATAGTACACTTACATTCTATAAATTTCCAAAAGCTATTCCACGTGTCCTTGATATTGTCAAACATCCAAATCATGGGATTGTATTGGTACTTGAAAAGCAGCCAGGTACTCAATTATTTGCCGACTATTTGAAAAATCATATTCAGTGGGGTTCCGCATGCAAGTCCAATGATAAACTGTTTTTGAGTGTATTGGCTCAAATCGCAACTTACTTGCTGCTTTTGGAGACAGAACTTGGAATGAATCATCGTGATTTGACAGGAACCAATGTACTAATGGTTGCTCCAACAATTCCTGTTCATCAATCGGTAACCCTCGGTGATCATACGTGGACAATTCACAGTGACCATCAAGCAATTTTAATCGATTTTGGGTTTGCGTGTATTGGTGAACAAGGTGGAAAGGCAATTCTAAGTGCTGGAGAATATTTACCAGCAATCGATTTTTGTCCAAAACAAGGCCGTGACCTTTTCTTATTCTTTGCCAGTCTTTGGAATATACAGATATTTCGATCTAGTGTAACAGATAGTGTAAAAACACTTTTCTATAAATGGCTCCATGATAAGACATCCACCAAATGGGCTGATTGGCTATCGGCATCCTTACAAACCGATTTGATGAGCATGTATTTATTAACAAATACTGAACAATTTAAAAGCCCCCCATGTAGTCCTTTGGATGTATTGAAAGATATCGAATCTGTCGATCCAACTATTGTACGATTCAAATAATCATATGCGTTCCCAGTCGAACTGCTGTAACAATTTGTTGTTTTTTATAATAATACAGCTCCCATCCTAAGGAATATGGTATATCTAAAATAATTGTCTTCATTTCACCGGTTCGTTTATTTGTTACTATACGTTTTATGGCACTATCCGATTCTAGATATCGTATACGAACATTGGAAGACCCATGCTGTTGTTCCCACAATTGAAGAACTACTGCAAGGATTGCAGGTGTTTCACAATATGATTCGCGTATATGGAGCACTGATTGAGTGGGTGAACTATTGAGAAATGATTCTAGAAATATATACTGCTCGTCTATTCCATATGGTAAATACATAGAACTATTCTAATATAGTTCTATATGTTTAGATAATTATATAACTTGCTACTAGAATGGCACCTTCAAACACAGTGCGTCGTAATCGACATAGTCTAAAAAAACGTGGTGGTGATTTTTTGTCTTCTATTTGGCCATTTGGATCAAAAAAGCAACAACCTCCTGGTGGAATGAATTGGAATCAACCCACTTTACAAACTCAAGTGAATCCTATAAAAACAGCCTTAAGTAAATATCCCCTAACACGTGGTGTAGGTACCCGACGTTTGATTCCAGATAGACCTGGGCTATATAGGGGTCCTGGTATTTTAAAACAAAGAAATAATTCCACACAAAAAGTAAAAAAGGGGATAACATTTAATTCGAATCTACACCTAAGCAACGGTTCCACCTTGCCCAGAGCAATAAATTCAAATAATAGAAATACAAGATACTTTCACAAGAAGAGATATCAAGGCCGTGTATACAATCAACCTGGGAATCTTACAAATCCAGAATTATGGTCAAATCGTACCAACTGGTATCGATCTACAAAAGAGATACAAGAAGGCATTAATGTCCCAGAATTTACAAATGGATCTGATTATTCTAGAAATATGAGAAATTACTACGCGCATTATGCAACAAGTTCATTATATCCGCATAATAATCTAGAAACTGTAACTACTTTGCCTCAGTTTTCAAAGAAAAATAATCAGAGAAAACGTTCCTTAGAAATTGCTACTAAGAATCTCTTGAAACGAAATGTAGCACAAAAAGCACAGCAGTCTAATATAAATCCAAATATAGAGTGGAAAGAATAATACTCTATAAGGTTTTTATATAGTCTCCCCAGACTTTCATGGCATTGCGCATACCTTCGTTCTGGTATTTGTGATACTTTGCGCGAAAAAACATGGTTGTTGCCACTTGTCTTCGATAGGGTGCTGGTTTTCCTTTGAGAAGTCGAATAGACTTTCGGGCTTTTTCAGCAGTTCCATACCCAATTCCCCGTGTTCTTGGAGCCCCGCTTGGCGCATCATTAAAGAGTTGGCGTCCTTTTGATACTTTTCGGGTCTTCATCCTACTCTATACACTATAAGAATTTAAGAACGACTTCTCCAACTCCTATCACAGACTGTACAAATATAGAGATACTTCATATTTGCAGAATCGTGTTTGATATAAATCACATCCGATTCTGCTTGACCATTGCGACTTCCACACGATTGATTCGGACATTGTAGATTCTTCACATGGGGAAGTCTTGGATCTTCTTTCGTAAATTCATTCAAGAATACACTATAGGATTCGGATGCCTGACCTTGAATCACAGATTCCATCACAAGCCCCTTTTTCTCTTGCTCCAGATGACCACAATTTCTACAGGCTCGAATTAAAATTCCAGAAAGTTGGGATGTAGCCTCTGGATTTTGGGTAAGAGGCATATAATATTCGCATTTGGGGCACATATGATCTAGGAGTGACATGGTTCTACTCTAATGTGTGGCTCCAAAGTTCCTTCAATTTTACGAACCGTTCAAGAAGTCCTGTATATCCTGTCGACCCGTGCATTTGATATGGCAACGTTGAGAAATACTGCTCTCCTGATTCCACATATTGATGGAGACGTTGTTCAAGACGTTTGAACATGGAAGGAAGTCGTTCTTCCAGAGCATAACTGGGAAATCCAGTTGGTTGTTGCCGTCTATAAAGGTGTGATTCGATACGATCCAGTGTATATCGTATACAAGCGACTTCGACATAGTTGGAATAATTCTGTACCATTGCTGTATTATTTGTATCATAACCTGGCTCATGACACAATGGTTCATTATCCAAAAGACTCTGTATCGATACAAGAAGAGAGGATAATCGCAATGTAGAAGCCCAGCGTGGCCCTTGCCATGTATGTAAAATACTCAAACATACCTTTCCATCCATATACATATTTGGATGAAACCGTGTAATTCCATCCTGTGTACAGAATGTTACAGTTGGCGGATCAAATGGGTAGGTTGTTGGGCATTCTATCTTATATACCATTGGACAATCTTCATAGGGTGTACCGATTGAGCCAAATATACACGCATATCCTATACAAAGCTGTGTTTCATCGGGTGTATAATAAATTCCAGAAGTTCTATATAAGGGTGTTCCCAATTCTTTCACGTCCGCTTCCACCCGTTTCATATACATACCACCTTACAGAAATCCTATACAATATTGTACATTTCTGGGTTTAGACCATGTATAAATAGATAGATATATGGTAAGATAAATAGACTATACAGATAAAATTGAATCTATAGTCTGCCATTCTTACCAACAGAACCATGGAGCATACTATAGACGAGTCATCCACTATAGACTATATACATAGAGTTATAGTACCACTGGGTGGAACAAATCATTATGCTATGGCAACCCTTGCCCACAAACTATATAAGACTACACACAAAAGTTGTCTAGAACAAGGCTCCTTTGTTCTATACAAACAACTTAACGGATCATGGATTCGTTATGCACACAATGACCTATTTATTAGTGATCTTCGTAGTGTACTAGGATACTATATTGACAAAGCTCGATATGCTATCAAAAATCCTACTGCAGGAGCATTGGATTATGGCGCACAATTCTATAAATGGCACACATCTATCCTAAAATTGCTCGAAATGTATGACCAATTACACGATTATACATATATAAAGTGCGTACTAGAGGAAGTATTGCTATTTCTCTATGATCCTTCCTTCGTAGCACCCTTACCATAAACATTGGATGTAAACGCACTTCTAAATTTATACAATAAAGGCGTTATTTTTTACTAGAATCCAATATATTTTTAAGTTTCTAGAAACTCTGCGATAGGTAGGCACCATGGACTTCCCGTCTCAAAAATTGACCGACAGGAATCCTATCATACAACTTACATCTCCCAGCATGTCTACCGATACATATTTTGGAAGCGGCTTACAGCAATTCTTGTCAGCCCGCAAAGTGACTGACAAGAAACATGAGTATACCATGACTGGTATGGACGCAATCAAAGGAAAATGGAATATTACAGACGCTGAATATCCAGTCTTTCTCCAGCTCATGCACGAATACTTGTTTGAAAATGATCTGAGACCGAATGGATTTATAGAACAACGTCGAGCCGATCGACTAACACCATTGCTTGTTGACTTGGATTTCAAGTATCCTAGCGAAAAGAGCCTTCAGCACGCATTTACGGATGAACAAATTCAAGCATTTGTGAATGAGATTTACATTGTACTGAAGGATTACTTTCTTCTGACTGATCGATCCAAGCTGCGATTCTTCGTGACACTTCGTCCTCAAGGATACGTCGATCCTAAATCTCCCTCCAAGGAAATTAAGGACGGAATTCATATTGTCTGTCCAGACTTTAGTGTCGGCCCTGATCTTCACGGATTCATTCGCCATATGCTTATCGAACGAAAGGCCGTGTCAAAATGCTTTGAGAATACTGGATACAAGGCTGACCAAACAGATGCTTCTATTTATGATAAGACACTTGTCGATACAAATGGCTGGTTCTTCTACGGGGAATCCAAGGCGTCTCAAGCTGCCTATCGACTAAAACATGTTCTGTGTTATAACACATCTTCTGGAAAACTGACACACGAGACCGTAGCAAAATACGAACCATCCCAACTTATGGAACTCCTCAGTATTCGTTACAAACTTACTCCTGTACTTGGTATTCTAGAAGAGAAAAAAGAGGAAGTGGAAACAACTATTGCAAAGATGAGTACGCGCAGTGTCCCTGCTGCTGTTGTACATCAAGAGCAGCCAGTACTTAGTCAAGAGCAAATGGTCGGTTACTTACCTGTAATTATGGAAAGCTATAACATGATTGTAAGTAGCGATGACGAAATTGCCATGGCAAAGGACTTGACACTACAATGTCTATCTGCTTCAAGAGCGGAAGACTATGATTCCTGGATCAAGGTTGGCTGGTGTCTACGCAATATTGATGATAGCAATGAAATGTTCGAGACCTGGATGGACTTTAGTAAGAAATCCGATAAATCATCTGGAAATAATATCGAGCAGCTACGTCGTGACTGGTTGTATGGAAATATGCGCCGTGTCAATGGGAGTCCTGGTCTGAAGATTGGAAGTCTGCGTATGTGGGCGCGAGAGGACAATTATGTGAAATATACGGAGCTTATGGATCGTGATATACTGTCCTTTATTACAAAGACTGCCATTACATTTCAAGGAGGTACTCATCACCATGTAGCAAAAATGGTTCACAAGTTGTTCTATGATACTTACAAGTGTACCGTGGATGGTCGCAATACAGAATGGTACGAATTTAGAGATCATATCTGGAATCCAATGCCTCAAGGGCTGTTAATCAAGACAACTATTACAGATACAATTGCCCATAAGGTCGATTCAGCGCGGTATAGTTTGAAGGGTCCTGAAGCAAATGATCCTGACTATGAAGATAAAACAAAGAAATTTCAGGAAAATATGAAGCGAATGTTGAAACTTCAAGAGAACTTATACAATGCCAATTTCAAAGATAATGTCGTCAAGGAGGCCGTTCAGCTCTTCTACGATCGTGACTTTTACAAACGGATTAATCAGAACTCGTATTTGCTGGGTTGTGCCAATGGAATTCTGAATTTGCGTGAACCAGTCTTTGATAGTGATGGAAATGCTGTGCGATACAAGCCAACACTTCATCCTGGATCGTGTCATGATTATGTGACCTTGAAGACAGGTGTAACAGCAGATGGAAAGGAGGCGATCGAGTATGTACCTTACGATCCCAACGATCCAAAACAAAAGGAGATTCAAGAGTTCTTCAAGAAACTCTTTCCAGCCGATGATTTGCGCGATTATGTATTGACTCTTGCCGCAGGATGTCTAGAAGGAGCCAATAAGGAACAGTGTTTCTATATTATGACAGGGTCTGGTGGTAATGGAAAGTCCAAGTTTGTGGATTTGATGACAGGAACTCTTGGCCAGTATGGTGGATCATTGGCCTCAACAGCACTGACTCGTAAACGACCAGAGTCTGGTGCGGCAAATCCAGATATTATGAGTATCAAGGGCTGTCGCTTTGTAGAAATCAAGGAGCCAGATGATGGAGAGCCTATTAATTCAGCACGTATGAAACAGTTCAGCGGAGAAGATTTGGTAGAAGCACGTGGCTTATTCAAGGATCAGGAGAAGTTCAAGATTACAGGGAAGATCTTCTTGGCCTGCAATCGTATGCCCCCCATTCATAGTATGGATGGCGGAACATGGCGTCGTATTCGTGTGATTCCCTTTGATAGTCGCTTTGTAGCAAAGGGTGATCCTGTCGATGAGGCACGCCACGTCTATCCACGAGATGATATGTTGGATGAGAAGTTGAAGAGTTGGCGTGTTCCCTTCCTTTCGTTGCTAGTTCATTATTACGAGACAAAGTATTGTCCTAATGGAATTCAACGTGTTCCGAAGATTGTGATGCAAGCATGTGAATCGTACAAGGGAGATCATGATTCCTTTGGAAAGTTTATCAAGGGGCGGGTTGATACAAAATATTCTACAAATTGGGATGATCCTCCGTCTTTGAAGCAATTCATGAAAGCCTATCGAGGCTGGGCAAACGAGCAGCCTTCTGGTGGAAAGAAACTATCCGAAAATGAAATGAAGATTCGACTGAATGAACGATTTGGAAATCCTGGGATCGATGGCAAATATACGAAATTGCGTATCTTTGACAGCGATGAAGAAAAGGATGATTATATAAAGGAAATGGAAACAGAGTTAGTTGTATAACTTAGGCGATTCGTATTAGAAGAGAATATAGGGCGCATGTTACAAGAATCATTATTATGAATGTAATAGCACCAGCTTGCCAAGTACCGCCAGGAGAAAACCATCGAACTGCTGTAAGAGTTAAAACCATAGTAATCCAGCCAGACCAAAATAGAAGAAGAGTAGCATCTTGTAGGCTCGGAGCTAATTCTTGCTTTCCTGGTGTTTTATGCATAATATCTTCCAAAAATGACTTATCGGCAGAATCTGCGATTCGTCGTTTTTCTTTTAATGTTTGTAACAGTACTTCTTTTCGTTTAGTAAGAGATGTAATTTTAGAATCTGCATGTGTTGCCGTATTTCCTGTTAAATTCATAATAGAACTAATTGAATCTCCTGTATGAATTAAATCATCAAACTGTGCACGAAGGTTCTCAAATTGAGACTGAATAGTTGTAACTGATTCGCTGAAAAAGTTAGTCGATCGTGCTGTATCATTGTCAGAACGACATTGCGATACGTAGTCAGTAAATGCTTTCTGTTCACGTGTTCCATTTATACAAATTGCGTTTTTTTTGTTCGTGGACATAGGAGCCTCTCTGGATTACAGTTAGAACATACAAATGACAAAATGTATATACTTTATACTGTTTAGGACGCTGATTATACTGGTGCAGTATTAGGTAATGGCGTGCTTATAGAGTTTGCAAAGGAGTTCAATCCTGAAGCAAAGGATGTTGCATCTCTCTTTATTTCA